GGCTACGTCGATCCACGGACATTCTTTTACGATCCACGATCCGTGCGGACCAATTTCATCGATGGCCGCTTTCATGGTGTCTACAAATGGGCCGACATTGACGAACTGGAAGCGCTGCAACCAGGTGCTGCGCAGTTGGTCAAGGAAGCCTTCGACAGCGACGGCGGTTACTGGACCGCGTTTGACGCTGACAGGGAAAATCTGTGGGTTGATAGCCGCAACCGCGTTCGCCTGATCGATCACTGGTACAAGCGCGGCAATCTGTGGCGCTGGTGCCTGCACACGGGCAACGTGGAAATTATGTCAGGCGAAAGCCCGTTCTTCAATGAACGCGGCATGTCGATTTCCAAGTACAACGCTTTTGCCAACATGATCGACATCGACGGCGATCACTACGGCTTTATCCGCCGCCTCAAGGGGCCGCAGGATGCGATGAACCAGCATCGCAGCAAGTCCATCCACATCATGAACACGCGCCAGCTTAAAATTCAGGAAGGCGCGGTGGACGATATCGAAGTGACACGGCGGGAAGGCGCGCGGCCGGACGGCACGCTGGTCTATCGCGGCGACAGCAAAAATCTGGAAGTGATCCAGCCCGAACAGGAATTTTTGCAGCAAACGAAATACTACGAAGATGCCAAGAGCGAGATCGACAGTTTCGGTCCGAACCAGCAACTGATCCAGGAATTCGGCCAGAACGTCAGCGGGCGCGCGGCCAACATGCTGCAACAGGCCGGCATGTCGGAGCTAGGCCCGTTCCTGAAAAACTTCCGGATGTGGAAGCTGGAACGCTACCGCGCGTGCTGGATCGCCGCGCAACATCACTGGACCGCAGAGCGCATGTTGCGCGTCACCGATGATGAAGGCGTGGCGCAGTTTATGCAGATCAACGGTGTTGAACTGGATGAATGGGGCCTGCCGGTGCTGGTCAACATGCTCGGCAACATCGATGTTGAAATCAAGATCGATGAAGGCCGCGACAGCGAAACCGTGATGTCGGATATCTTCGATCTGCTCATGGGCTTGTCGCAGAACGGCGTGCCGGTGCCGCCGCAAGTGATCATTCAGGCGTCCGGCCTGCCGCTGTCCGAAAAGAAGAAGCTGACCGGCATGCTGGCGCAGCCCGATCCGGTCAAGCAGGCGGCACAGGAAGCCACCATCGACAAGGCGCGGGCCGAAGCGCAGAAGCTGCGCGCCGACGCCGGCAACTCGCAGACCAAGGGTATTCTCAATCTTGCCAAGGCGCGCACCGAAGGCATGCCAACGGGCGCTCCGGAGCCGCCCAAGGGGCCGCTCGATCTGATGCAGCAAATGGCCGATATCGAAGAAACGCAGGCCACGGCAGAGCACAAGCGCGCTTCGGCGCGCGATCTCGACAACAAGGCGCGGATATCGCCGCTGCAATTGCTGGCGGATCACAGCCAGCGCAATGCAGATCGCTTCGACACCAGCCTGCACAAGCTGGCGGATCGCAGCATCGACCATTTCCATCGCAAGGAAGATCGCGACAGCAAGGAACGCATCGCGCGGCTTGCTGCACAACGAAGGGCTTCGTCCGCGTCAACGAAATGACGCACACGCCCGATGCGAGCGACATCGCATCACCCCGCGATTGGGTAAGTCGCCACGCCGCCCGGCGCGATAGCCGGGCCACGTTCGCCGGAAACGATATTCCGGGGAGACCATGACATGACTGACGTGACACAGGGCGCTGACGCGCCCAACGAAGCTGCTTTGTTTCATGAGGCTACCAGCAACGACGCTGAAACGCTGACCAAGTTCGAAAACCCGCCGCCCGTCGCGGAGCCGGAAAAACCGGCACCCCCGCCACCAGCGGAAAAGCCCGAACCTTCCAAATCCGAAGATAACGCGCCCGTGCCTGCCGGCCGGTTGCGTGAGGAAGCGGAAGCGCGGCGCAAGGTCGAACGCGAGCGTGACGAACTGCGGGCAAGGCTCGATGCTGTCCAGCGGCCCCCGCCGCAACAGCAAGCGCCGCCGCAGAAGCCGGACCTGTTCGAAAATCCTTCGGCTTTCGTCCAAGCGGAGTTGACGCCGTTCCTTGAACGCATGGAGCAACAGCATCAGGCGCAGCGGGAAGCGATGTCGCTTGATTTCGCACGGCAGCGGTTCGGACCCGAAAAGGTCGATGCCGCCTATCGCGCGATGGAAGCCGGCATCAACCAGGGCAACCCGGAGGTCTACGCCGCCTATCAACGCATCATGAAGTCTCACGATCCTTACGGCGCAATTGTCCGTTGGCATGGTGAAGCCGAAACGCTGCGCACGATTGGCGGTGATCTTGATGGCTACAAGAAGCGCGTCCTTGAGGAAGCGCTGGCCGATCCGGAGTACCGCAAGCGCGCCATCGAAGCTGCCAAAGGTCAGGCAGCAACTCACGTCACACGTCCCGTCACGGTCGCCTCAAGTCCATCGCTCGGCAACATCGGAGCGACGGGTGGCGACACCACGATTGTTGAACCATCCGACGCCGAACTGTTCCGGGCCGCAACCACAGCAAAGCGGCGCTGAATAATTGCGCCGCTTCACCGCACGGGTGACGGCAAATGCTTACGTCCAATCACGTCAACAACGAGATCATCAAATTCCGACGCCAAGTGATCTCGGACTTTCTGCGGCGCTCACGCTTTGACCCCTTCATGGGTGAAAGCTCCACCAACATTATCGTGCGCCTCGCTGATCTTGAGGCGGACGGCAAGCAGATCAACATTCCTCTTGTCAATCAGTTGTCCGGCGACGGTGTTGGTGCCGGCACGCTGCGCGGCGCGGAGGAAATGCTGGACAGCTACGGCTTCCCGGTGTGGGCGGATTGGGTCCGCAACGCGGTTGCCAACAACCGCGCGTCCAACAAGGAAAGCTCGTTCAACGTCCGAAGCACGGCCCGCGATCTGTTGCGCGGCTTCGCTCGGCGCGTCGCGCGGGACGATCTCACGGATGCGCTGCTGTCGATCCCGACTGCCGCTGTGCAGGCTGGCCGGCTTTCCTCGCCGGGAAACCGCGTCAACGGCATCAAGTGGTCCGCTGCTTCGGCAGCGAACAAGGATAGCTGGATGAATGCGAACCTTGATCGTGTCGTGTTCGGCACGGTTGCGGCTTCCGCTGTCCCGTCCACCTTCGCAGCGGCAGCGCTGTTGCTCGACACCACGGCGGACATCATGACCGCCAACGTGGGCAGCATTGCCAAGCAGAAGGCCAAGCAGTCCGGCGTGTCGTCGGCTAACCCCGGCGTCTACAACGGTCGCCCGAAGATCACGCCCTGGGAGATCGAAGAACTGGACGAAGAAATGTACGTCATGTTCCTTGGTGACGGTGCATTCCGCTCATTGCAGAACGATCCTGTGATGTATCAGGCCAACCGGGACGCACGCGCCCGCGAGGCAAATCCCACCAACACCAACCCGATTTTCACGGGTGGTGCGCTGCTCTATGACGGTGTTCTGTACAAGAACATCCCGGAGATCACGCAGCGCCTGTCGTTGGGCACCATCGGCACGGCAAGCGCGCTTGTCGAACCGTTCTTCCTCTGTGGTCAGGCGGCGCTTGCCTACGCGATGGGCCAGATGCCGCGCCCGACGACGCTGGAAGATGGCGATTATGATTTCGTCACCGGCCTTGGCATCGAAGCACAGTACGGCGTTGCCAAGATCGCCAAGGCCCCGCTCGCGGTGGCCGGCGCGACGGTTGGCGATCTCGTTGATTGGGGAATGGTGACGGGCTTCGTCGCAACTACCTGACAACCAACAACGACAGCGGGGCCGGACCCGGCCTCGCTGATTTTTCTCTCACGATGGATCATGATCATGGCCCCTCGCTCTGCATATCGCCAGCCGCAAGCTGGCGGCCAAGGCTTCGCTCGCACCAAGAAAGTGTTCGGCAATCTGGTGACGCTGGTCGCCGCCGATGTCCTGCTCAACGCACAATGCGCGATCATGCGTGTCCCCAAGGGCTTCATGCTGCAATCGTGGAGTGGCACGGTTGGCGATCTCGACACGGGCGCAACGCTGTCGTTTTCGATTGGCGATGCCGCCAGCCTCAACCGCTTCATGGCAACCAACGTCATCGGACAGGCGGGCGGCGCGCTGCCGGCGCTGGCGCTCACGGGTGCCAGCCTGCCGTATGAGTTCACCGACGACACCGACATCCTGCTTGTCTCGACGGTGGCGGCGGTCGCGCTCGGCCCGACGCCGACGATCTACGTCCTGATGGAAGGCTTCATGAAGTGATCAAGGAACCCCCGGCGCAAGCCGGGGGTTTGTTTCATGTGGAACATATCTCAACAGGAGTGATCGATGAAGAAAGCAACCGTCACGTACACCGCGCCTCCGGGCGAGAGCAAGACGCTGGAAATCGGTGGCACGACGCTGGTCAGCGGCAAGAGCGACACCGTGATCTGCGACGATGCCCTGATGGATCGCATCCAGAAAGCCGGTGGTTCGCTCAAGGTCGATAGCGTGACTGACTACACGCCGCCGAAGGAAACGCCCAAGGAGGCACCCAAGGACGACGACGACCACGGCAAAAAGCACAAGTGAAGATAAGGCCGCTTCGGCGGCCTTTTTCTTTGGGAGCCGGATAGATGGCACTGACCCACACCGCCGAAGAACTGATCAACAAGGCCGCCGCGATCCTTGGCAAGTATGTGCCCGGCGAAGCTTTGGGCGATGTAGAACATACCGTCATTGATAAGTGCATCGATGACGTGCTGGCGGAAATCGCCAAGATTGTCGACATCGGGGACCGTGACGAAATCCCCAATCTCCTGTTCGAAACCGTTGCGCGCCTTGTCGCAATTTATGCGGCGGCGGAATTCTCCAATCAGCCGGTCGATCTCGGCGTGGTCAACCAGCATGAAATGCGGCTGCGCTACCTGATCGCACAGACACCAACCTATGAAGTGTTGGGAGTGAATTACTTTTGACCGATGTCCCGTTTCCCCTTCTGACAGCACCGGGACTAAAGCCGCAGGCCGCAGGCGGTCGCATTCTCAATTGCTATCCGGAAAAACTGCCGGCGACCGCTGGCAAGCCTTACGGCTGGTTTCGGGTGCCGGGCCTTGGCGTGTTCGGCACCGCGCCAAGCGGGCGCTTTCGGGGCGGTGTGCTGGTCAACAATCTGTTCTATGGCGTGTTCGGCACCGTCGTCTATTCCTGGACTTCGGCCGGTGGCGCGGGCTTGGCGCTGGCAGGCAACATTCCCGGCAGCGATCAGGTGTTTGCTGCGCGCAATAATGCGAGCAACCCGGATGTGGTTTTTGTCTCGGTAGGCAACGGCGCATTCTGGATCAACGGGGCTAACACCGTTGTCGCCTATCCCGATCTCGACGTGGGGCAACCCAATTCGGTGGTGTTTCACAAGGGCTTCTTTATCTTCACCTACGGCAACGGCACAACGCGATCCAGCGGCGTCAACGTCACCGCGATCAGCACGCTTGATGTTGCGACCGCCGAAAGCAAGCCGGACACGCTCTATCGTCCCGTACCGCTAGGCAATGGTCAATTGCTGCTGTGCGGATCGACCACGCTTGAGGTGTGGGGCGGACAGAACGATGCCGGCTATCCGTTTTCCTATGTCGCAACAATTCCGCGCGGCATCCTTGGCCCGGCCGCGATTGCCGGCGCGGAGGATGGTTTCGGTAAGGGCATCTTTCTTGCCGGCGACGATTTCCGGGTGTCGCGGCTTGATCAATATACCTGTACGCCGATCTCCAATTCCGATCTGGATACGCTGATCGAACGCGAACTGGACAAGACCGCAATCCGCGTTGGTGTGCTCAACTCGCGTGGTCATGGCTTCGTCACGGTGCAGGGCGCGGCCTGGTGCTGGATTTTCGACACCACGCTCAACACATGGCATGAGCGCAATTCCTATCTGAAAAACTATTTCCGGGGCCTCTATCCCATTCAGGCTTTCGGCAAGTGGTTGTGCGGCGATAGCGACGGGGTGAACCTCGCAGAGTTCAGCGCCAACGTGCGCAAGGAATTGGGCGTCAACGATCAACAGACAATCACGATCACCGGAGCGCCGGCAGGCGGCACCTTCACGCTGACATTCAACGGTCAGACCACGGCGGCAATCGCATTCAACGCGACGGCGGCGCAGGTTTCGACCGCACTGCAAGGCCTGTCACGCATCGGCAGTGCCGTCGATTGCACGGGCGGCCCGCTGCCGGGCGCGGCGGTTTCGGTACGGTTCAAGGATGCGCTCGGCTCAAGGCCGCAGCCGCTCATGACTGCAACATCTTCGCTCACGGGCGGCGCAAGCCCCGCGATTGCGATCACGCACCCCACCCTTGGCGTCTTTGGCGATCCTATCAAGATGCGGATCGAAACCGGCCCCTTCGGAGCATTCCCTAGCGCGGTGCGGATCAACGACATTGAATTGTATCTGACCAAGGGCGCAAGCGATGCGCTCGGGCATGATCCTGACGAAACCGATGCGGACATTGCCATTTCGATCTCGCGGAACGGCGGGCAGGATTGGAGCAACCCGCGCAATGTGAAGATGGGCCGGCAGTCGATCACCAACGGTCGCGTGCGATCAGCAATCTGGGGGCAGGCCGAAGTGCAGGGCGTGCGCTGGCGCTTCGAAGAAAGCGCCGGGCTGGACTTCGCATTCATGGGTGCGGATCAGAAGCAGGACGTACTGCGGTGAAAATCGTTCTGCCGGGGCAGGATATCGATCTGCAAACGTCGCACGGCATCGAACCTCAATGGTACGAAAAGCTGAAGCAGATTGAGGCTGTGCTGAACGGCGGCACCGTTGGGCAGGGCACCTTGGCGACGACAGCGACAACCGGCTTTGGCTTCATGCCGACATGCGCCGGCACGCCAACGGGAATTCCGGTAGCGAAAGCGGGCTATGTGCCCTTTGTCTACGACATCACAGCCAACAAGCTTTGGGTTTATAACGGCGCGTGGAAAGGCGTCGTGCTCACATGAAGGGTCCGGTCAATGGCAAACTTCTTTAGCACGCTGTTCGGCGGCGGTGCCGAAGCGGAGGCGGCCGACAAAAACCGGATGCTTGCGCAACAGTATGGCAAGGAAAGCCAGGGCTATCTCACGTCCGGCTACGACACTGGCGTCACCAATCTCAACAAGGGTGTTGCGGCTTACGATCCGCTGGTGAATTTGGCGACGAACTATAACAAGGCCGGCGCGCTCAATCTCGATGCGCTCGGCGTCAACGGGCCGGAAGGCACCACGCGCGCCACGGGCGCGTTCCAGACCACGCCGGGCTACGATCTGACGCAGAAGGCCGCGCTTGAAGCGCTCGACCGCAAGCACGCGATTTCCGGCAACTACGCCAGCGGCAATGCTGACATCGACACAACGAACTGGATCACCAAAAATCTCTATGAGACGCAATACGCGCCTTGGATGGCCGGGCTGGAACGTGCCGGCGCACAGGGCGGACAGTACACCGCGACGGCGGCGGGCGGGCAGGCGGGCGGCTACGGCGCGCTTTCGAACCTCGCACAGAACTATGCGCAGAGCCAAACCGGCGTTGCCGGCAATGTCACCAGCGGTTTGGCGGATGCCAACAAGTTGCAGGCGGCTGGCGAAGCATCGGGTGCAAAAAATCTGCTCGGGGCCGGACTGTCGCTGGCATCGCTCGCGGCTGGTCCGATTGGCGGCGCGTTCGGCGGTGCGCTTGCTGGCGGCGGAAGCGGGCCGATTGTGCCGGGCAGCGCGACTACCGGCCATCGGCCGTTGTACGGTTAGGGGTGATCGATGGTCAACGCGGTCAATTGGGGATCAACCCCCGCCATCAATTCGCTGGTCGATCCAGGGCAGTGGGATCGGCTGGCCGGGCTTGGTGACAAATATCGCGAGGGAGAGAAGCGACAATTGCTGTCGCAGCTTGGCGACGATCCCGAAGCCAACAAGCGCCTGCTGCTTGGGTCCGGCGATCCCGCGCTGGCGCAACTCGGCTTGAACTATCAACAGAAGGACATCGACCGGCTGCGGGAGGATGCACGCAACGCCGTCACTGACCGTCGCGCCGACAGCGCCGACAAGCGCGCGGGCGCTTATCTCGGCATTGCGCAGTCACAGGAAGGACGGGCTGCGGCCAAGGCCGCAGAGGACACACCGGAATTCCGTCGTCAGCGGTTGATCGATGCCGGGATGAACGCGGACGATCCAAATTTTAAGGCGCACGTCGCGACCGGCGCGGCGCTGCCAACCCCCATCGCACTGGAAATCGAAAATCGCAACAAGGTCAAATTCGAACAGGAACAGAAGTACGCGACGCGTGAGCAGCGGTTACAGGCGGTCAAGGATGGCGAACTGGATATCAACGAACCGGACATCAGGCGGTGGGTTGCGCTTGGCGGTGACATGCCGGACCCGGCCAAGCAGCGCCTTGGGTTGGGCGCTCCGACTTATACGAAGGATGCCGAAGGCAATATCCGCGCCTATCAATTGAGTGCGACCGGCGTCCCCGTCGAAGTGAAATTGCCGGAAGGGCAGAGGGTGCTCGGCCCCGGCGAGATCGCGCAACAGAAGTCCGAAGGCACCGTGACGGGCAAGGCTGTTGCGGGTGCTAAGACTTCGCTGCCTGATGTGATCCGGCAGACCGATGCGGTGATTGAGCATCTTGACGAACTAATCGGCCACGGTTCGAAAAAGTACGCGCTTGGCCTGTTCTCGGCCGCGCCCGATGTGATGGTGGCAGGCACCGGGGTTGCGAATTTCCGTGAACGCGTCAAGCAGCTTGCCGGCGATGCGATGGCGCAGACGATGGCAAGCCTCAAGGGTGCGGGCCTTGGCTCGGTGTCCGACTTCGAACAGCAAAACATGATCAAGGCATTCGTCCGCGCCGGCATGGCGCAGAACGAAAAGGATTTTGACGAAAGCATGAAGGCCGCCAAAAAGAGTGCGGAAAAAATCCGCGAGATCGCCCGCAACAAGGCAAAGGGTGATTTCAGCGTAGCGCCTGCCGCAGTACCGTCCGGTGGCAAACCGCCACTCGGCAGCATCATTCCGTTGAATTAGCATGGTCGATCAGTCCTCACTTGCGCCACAGATTGCGCAAGCGCGGGCGGCTGGCTATTCGGATGATGATATTGTCAATCACATTTCGCAGGCCGTCCCCGAATTCAAGAGGGCCAAGGAAGCGGGCTATAGCTCTGCCGAAATTCTTGCGCATGTAGGTACGGCCAAGGGCAAGACGACGGCCGGCAAATTGCCGGATGTCAATGTCAGCGAGGGCGATCAGAAGCCTGACGACCACGGTCTTGCGCGCCGGCAGGCAATGACGCCGGTTGAAAAAGCCATCAGTCCGATCACCGAATGGCCGCGCCACACCCGCGAGATGTCAACCGAAGCCACGGACCAATTCAGTCGCGGTGTGGGGCAGATCGGAGAAGGCCTGAACGCGGCAGAGGCGTACAGCCTCAAGGGGCTTGGCACGTTCGCCAAGGGTGTCGGCAATGTCGGGCTTGGTGCGCTCGGCGCGATCATGGCCCCGGTGTCCGGCGCTTACCGATCCGTCGTCGGCCAGCCCATCGAAGATGTGACCGGCATCCCGCGCGAATACTCCGAATTCACGGCGCAGTTGGCGACGCCGGGGCTTGGTTTCGGCCGCCTGCCGCAAGCTCCTGGTGTGATCCCAAAAGGGCCGATGATCCGCCCGCCCGAAGAAGTGCCGCGCCCTGTCGTTGCGGAAGCTGCCGGGCGCTTGAATGAAATCCCCGGTATTCAGGCCGATGTGCCGCGCGCCGTCACAGGTGGCCGCGCTGAACAGGCAACCGGGCAGTATCTGTCGAATGTGCCCTATGCCGGTGCGCCGATCTCGGAGGCGATCCACACCAAACTGCCGCAACAGTTGGAACAGGCGCGCAACGCCGTCGCGGCTGAACACGGTGCCGGCACCGGGACCAACGTCGCCAACCGTGTCCGCACCACGCTTGAGGAACAGGCGGCGGCGGAAACGAAGGCCGCGACCGAAGCCGCCGCGCGGGCCGATGCGGAGGCTACTGCCAATTGGCAGCGCGCCAATGCAGAGCGAGAGGCAGCGATTGCGCAGCGCGAGCAGCAATCGACACAGCGGGCGCAAGAGGCTGTTGGTCCGGAACTGCATCCGCAGGATATGGGCGATTTCGTCATCAACCGGACGCGCGTTGCGCACGATGCGGCGGAAGCCCGCAAGAATGCGCTGTATGACAGCGCACGCGATATTGAGGCGCGGATTTCGGACGGTGCGATTTCCAGACTTCACGGCTTTGTCGAACGAAGCCTTGAGAGCGCCGGCATCCACACGCAGGAAATAAGCGGGATACGGGCATCGCGCGACATGCTCCGGTTGCTGGATCGCTTCTCCGAAGCGGCCCGCGCCCGTGCTGAACTCGCCCCGGTGGGGCAGAGCATGAGCGAAGTCGAACAGTTGCGGAAGAACATGAACCTTGCCTATGGGACATTTGAAAACCCATCGGACAAGCGGATCGCCAAGCACATCATCGATGCGCTGGATGATTGGCAAGTCAGGGCAACCCGCGACAATTTGATGCCGGGCAGCGATCCCCGCGCACACAAGGCGATGCTGGATGCACGCGCAGCCAACCGCGATCTGATGCAGCGCTATGGCTATAACCAGCGCGACGACGCCGACAAGCTGATCAACAAGATTGTGCGCGGCGAGGAAGATCAGCACGCCGGATCGGTCGGGTTGTCGAACGCGCTGACAGGTGGCGGCGACAAGGCCGCGCCGCTGCACAGGCGGTTGATGGCAGCGACCGGCAACGATCCTGACGTGGCACAGGCCATCCGTTCCGGAACGTGGAACAAGCTCACGCGCGATGCGGAGGGCGCTCCGTTGCCAGCCGAAACCGTTCGCAGGAACGTCATCACGCATCTGCACGGCAAGGGCCGCGACGTAGCAGAACGCGTCTTTGACAATAGTCAGCGCGCACTGATGCGTGCCCATGCCGATACGGTGAGGGAAACCGCCGCCGAACGTCATGCCGCGCAGGCACAGGCAAGGGCATCAAACGCGCCGAAGCCAACCAAGGTTGAACCAGGTGACGTGCAGAAGCTGGCGGATCAGGTTATTGGCGGCAAGACCAGCGACGAAGCACTGTTCAACACGCTGCACGGCTACGCCAAGAAGGGCGGCGATGTCAAAGCGCTGGCGCGCGTCATGGGACAGTTGCCGGTGGAAATGCGCGGCGATCTGGCCGGCGCATTCGTCCGCGAGATCGGCGTGGCACCGGGTACCAAGCAGTTTTCGCTGGATCACTTCGCTAACCAATGGGCCACGCTGACACCGCAGGCCAAGGCGGTGATGTTCGGCAATGCCGGCCCGCATGTCACTGCGCTCAACGACATCGCAACGATTGCGAGGGAGTTGAAAGTCGTCAAGGGCCGGTTCGGCAATCCGTCAGGGACGGCGCAGAACACACTGTTCAGTCTTTTGGTCGGAGCGTTGGGCACGCAATCGCCGAAGGCCGCCGCATCCATTGTGGCCGGTGGCGTCGCCGGCAGGATGCTTGCAAAGACACTCGCCAATCCGGCAGGCGCGTCCAGTGTTCTCAAGTATGCCCGCGCCGTTGAACGCGCCGAACGTGAAGCATCGCCGGCTCACATGGCGGCGGTCAAGATGACACAACGCAATCTGGCTAACACGGCGCGCACGCTCGGCGTGCTCGACAAGTAGACCAAGCAAACATCCGACATGCAAACCCGCCGCTGGCGGGTTTTTTTATGGGGCACGCAATGGCAGGCACCATCCCGCTATCCATGACGCAGCAGTTTGACGAATTCGGTGAACCGCTGTCCGGTGGCCTGCTCTACATCTATCAAGCTGGCACCGTCGCCACACCGCAGAATTCTTATCAGGATTACGGCAAGACGATCACGCATCCGTGGCCGATCATTCTCGACGCGGCCGGGCGCATCCCGCAGTTTTTTCTTGATGATGGATTTATCAAGGTCCGCCTGACCAATGCGGCAGGCGTACAGCAGATCAACCAGGACAACATTCTGGTGGTCGGGCCTTCGTCCGGTGGCGGTGGCGGTGCCGGCGTTGATCCAACCACGATCCTGCAAACCGGCATGTTGTCGATGTTCTACGGGGCGGCGGTTGTCGCCGGCATGGTCCGCGCCAACGCGCGGACGATTGGCTCGGCGTCGTCAGGCGCGACGGAGCGCGCCAACGCAGACACCAACGCGCTGTTTATTTTCCTGTACCAAGTCGATCCCAACCTTGCGGTGTCGGGCGGGCGCGGTGCCAACGCGGCGGCCGATTGGGCGGCGAACAAAACCATCGCATTGCCGGATTTCCGTGGCCGTGTGATCGCCGGCCTTGATGACATGGGCAACGTCGCGGCCGGGCGGTTGACCGCAACCTATTTCGGCGCGTCCGGTATCGTACTCGGCGCAGTTGGTGGCGGGGAAAGCAAGGTATTGATTGCAGCAAATCACGCTGCGCATCAACATGACGTGTTCCTTAAGGAAAATCCGCACAGCCACGTTACCGACAAGCACAACGGCGTCAGTCCTACCGTTGGCACCAATCCCGCTGGATCGAACAACCTTGTCGATACCGGCAACGGTAGCACCAACACGGCGCTGACGGGCATTACCGTTGGCTCGGTGGCTGGTGTCGCCAATGACAACAAGGTGGCATCGCAGGGCAGCGCAACGCCGTTCGCTATCGTGCAGCCGACGATCCTGACCACCATTTACCTGAAACTGTGAGGCGCACAGATGTATGTCGGCTCACTTCCAGCCATCAGTAACCGCGAGGATTGGCAAGTCGCCTTCACGCTGGTTGATGCGAACAGCGGCGAGATCATCGATCTTGCCGGTTGCACCGTCACCATGACCGTGCGCGATTTCAAGAACAAGCAAACGGCGCTGACCGGCTCAAGCACCAACGGCGATATCACGTTCCCCGAACCCGGCACCTTCATGTGGGAATTCCGCGCGTCGCGATTGAGTGGCTTGTGCGCGGCTCAATATGAGGTCGGCGTGCGGATAGCAAAGGACATCCGCGTCACGCAATTAATCGTTGGCACCGTCGATGTGATGGAAGGAATTGATCAGCAATGATCCCGTTTCTGTCTGTGAAGCCGGACGCGATCAGGCTGAAAGTCAAACCGCAGTTTCCTGCCGATCTGGTCGGCGGCACCGGCATCGATGTCACCCTTGCGGGCGGCACGTTCATGGTCAGTCTCGACATCGAAAAATTGCAGGAAGCATCCGGCAACAGCGGGGCCTACATCATCGTGTGGGATAGCGCCACGCGGCAATTTTCCCGCATCAGAATTTCCTCTCTCGCCAGCTTGATAGGGCCGTAGCAATGGCGATCAAACTGAAAGTGTTGCCGCAGGCACCATCGACACCCGGTCCGCAGGGACCGATGGGGCCGCCCGGTCCTGCCGGCACGGGCACGGGCGATGTCATTGGTCCGGGCGGCGCGATTGCGGATGATATTGCGGTCTATGACGGCGCAACGGGCAAGCTGAT